ACTTTACTTCCTACGATAACCCAATACTGGACCCAAATGAAATTGACACTGCAAAGAAGTCTATGTCGAGCTATGCGTTTCGTCAAGAGTTTATGGCTTCGTTTGAAGCTCGTGGGTCAGAAATGTTTAAAGAGGACTGGGTAAAGTTTGACGAAGAAGGCATTGACGAGGGTGACTACTACATAGCTATTGACTTAGCAGGTTTTGAAGAAGTCAACAAGAAGCGTACTAAAAATACTAAACTTGACGAGACAGCAATAGCAGTAGTCAAAGTAAACCCCAATGGCTGGTACGTGGAAAACATCATCCACGGTCGTTGGACTTTAGACGAAACTGCAGCTAAAATCTTTCAGGCTGTCAGAGACTACAAACCAGTTAGCGTAGGTATTGAGAAGGGTATAGCGAAGCAGGCAGTAATGTCTCCCCTACTGGACCTACAGAGACGCTACGGGACTTTCTTCAGAGTTGAAGAGTTGACCCACGGTAACAAGAAGAAGACTGACAGGGTGATGTGGGCGTTACAGGGCAGGTTTGAGAATGGCTTTGTGACACTCAGTAGAGGAGAGTGGAACGCTAGGTTCTTGGACCAACTGTTTCAATTCCCAGACCCACTAACTCACGACGACTTGGTTGACGCTTTAGCTTACGTAGACCAACTAGCAAACGTAGCCTATGACTATGACTACGAAATTGACGACCATGAAATTTTAGACGTAGTAGCAGGATACTAATATGAGTGAACTTTTTGAACAAGACCCGCTGATGATAGAGGAATCTATTGAAGACTGGGTGATAACCAAGTGTGACGACTGGCGTGACCACTACGAAGCAAACTATGAGGCACGCTTTGAGGAGTACTATAGACTCTGGCGTGGTATCTGGGACCCTGCAGACTCTGCTAGAGCCTCAGAGCGTTCTAGGATTATCTCTCCTGCGTTGCAGCAGGCAGTAGAGTCCAATGTCGCTGAGATGGAAGAAGCTACCTTTGGACGTGGCAAGTGGTTCGACATCAGTGACAACATGGGTGATACCCAGAAGCAGGACGTGTTGTTCCTGAGAAACAAACTTACGGAAGACTTTGAGGACTGTAAGGTTCGTAAAGCAGTAGCAGAGTGTCTCATCAACTCAGCCGTGTTTGGCGTAGGTATTGGTGAGATTGTTATTGAAGAAATGAAAGAGATGGTCCCGGCTACACAGCCCATCATGGGTGGTGACTTGCAGGCAGTGGGAGTCAATATCACAGAGCGTGTCAAGGTTAAACTCAAGCCTGTGATGCCTCAGAACTTCCTAATTGACCCTGTGGCTACAAGTATTGAAGAAGCTATGGGTGTAGCTATAGACGAGTTCGTAAGCCTACACCAAGTAGAACTGTTGCAGGAACAGGGTGTGTACAGAGACGTATACGTAGGTACTGCTCCTCCTGACTCTGAGTTAGAGCCTGACCAAGACATCACGGTCTACAGTGACGACAAAGTACGTCTTACGAAGTACTACGGTCTAGTCCCTAGAGAACTACTAGAGAATGCTACAACGGACGAAGACGAAGAAGAAGTAGAGCTTATAGAGTCTAAATCTAAGTCTAAGTACGTAGAAGCGGTAGTAGTGATTGCCAATGGTGGAGTCCTGTTGAAAGCAGAGGCTAACCCTTACATGATGCAGGACAGACCTGTAGTAGCTTTCCCTTGGGACGTAGTACCCGGAAGGTTCTGGGGTCGTGGCGTATGTGAAAAAGGTTACAACTCCCAGAAAGCACTTGACACTGAGTTACGTGCCAGGATTGACGCTCTAAGCCTCACGATACACCCCATGCTTGCTGTAGACGCTACTAGGTTACCACGTGGTGCTAAACCGGAAGTACGTCCGGGCAAGATGATTCTAACCAATGGAGACCCACGTGAAGTTCTACAACCGTTTAACTTTGGGCAAGTTGGGCAAATTACCTTTGCTCAGGCGAGTGCTTTACAGCAGATGGTACAACAAGCTACTGGTGCTGTGGATTCAGCAGGTATTGCGGGTTCAGTCAATGGAGAAGCGACGGCTGCTGGTATTAGTATGTCTCTTGGCGCTATCATTAAGCGTCATAAGCGTACACTTATTAACTTCCAGCAGTCCTTCCTGATACCTTTTGTCAAGAAGGCAGCCTACCGTTACATGCAGTTTGACCCTGAGAGTTACCCAGTGGCTGACTACAAGTTTAACGCTACGAGCAGCCTAGGCATCATCGCTAGGGAATACGAAGTCACACAGCTAGTACAACTACTACAGACTATGGAGAAGGACTCTCCGTTGTACAATACGCTAATACAGTCCATCATAGACAACATGAACTTGTCTAACCGTGAAGAACTTATTGCAGCAATGCAGCAAGCGTCGCAGCCTAACCCAGAAGCACAGCAGATGGCTCAGGTAGCACAACAGGCACAGCTTGAGTTCCAGCAGTCCCAGACAGCAGCTCTAGGCGCACAGGCTCAAGAGTCTTCCGCTAGGGCTACTAAGCTGGCTGCTGAAGCACAGGCTGTACCTATGGAACTGGAGATTGACCGTATTAATGCAATCACTAGAAACCTCCGTGAAGGAGACCAAGAAGACAAAGAGTTTGAACGACGTATGCGCGTAGCAGACACTCTTCTCAAAGAACGACAAGTAAAAGGGAAAGAAAATGTTGACAGACAAAGAACTCCAAGGCCTGATGGCCCAAGTAGACAGGTTTCTCCAGCCCCGTTGGGAGGAGTTAGCAGGTTTGAAACGCCAACTAGAGGAGCTTAGTAATGCCAAAGAAGAAGGACCCAAGGCTGGAAAGGGCCGGAGTAAGCGGGTTCAACAAGCCTAAGAGGACTCCTAGCCACCCTACTAAGTCACACGTAGTAGTGGCTAAAGAGGGAGACAAGATTAAAACCATACGTTTTGGACAACAGGGAGTCAGCGGTGCGGGTAAAGCCCCTAAGTCTGAGAAAGATAAAGCCAGACGCAAGTCATTTAAAGCACGTCATGGTGCAAATATTGCAAAAGGTAAGATGTCAGCAGCGTACTGGGCAAACAAGGAGAAGTGGTAGTGGCAGGTCTATATGACAATATCCATGCAAAGCGTAAGCGTATTGCAGCAGGTAGTAAAGAGAAGATGCGTAAGGCAGGTTCCAAAGGCGCACCTACCGCAAAAGCTTTCAAACAAGCAGCTAAACCAACCAAGAAGAGGAAAAAGTAATGCCTAAAGTAGGAGGAGTGAAGTACCCATACACCAAAGAAGGTAAAACAGCAGCTAAGAAAGCAGCAGCTAAGAAGAAGAAAAAGAAGCCTATGAAAAAGGGCTACTAAATAATACTTGACTTTTAACTAAAAACATGCTATACTATAACTGTAGTATAAACAAAGGGAAACTATGAAGCCTGAGCTTGAAACTTACTTCGACAACTACAACGAACTCTTCAATTCTGAAGGTTTTAAACAACTCGTTCAAGAGCTTTCCTCCAATGCAGTATCTTTAGCTGACATACAGACAGTTAAGGACACTGAAGACTTCTACTTTAGAAAGGGCCAAGTTGCCGCTTTAGCTTCTGTGATTAATCTGGAGAATACTATATCAGTAGCCAGAGAACAAGCAGAAGAGGAAGAAGAAGTAGATGATTAAAGTATACGACTTTCGTTGTGAAAACGGACACGTATATGAGAAATTTGTAGACTCTAGTACCTCAATCAGTAGGTGCGAGTGTGGTGCTAGTGCTACAAAAATGCTGTCTGCCCCGGCTTTTATACTTGATGGACACACTGGGGACTTCCCCGGTAGACACATGAAGTGGGTAAAAGAACACGAACAAGCAGGTAGAAAACCCTAGTCTCCATAATGACAAAGTTCACGGAGTTTGATTATGTCTAAAGCGACAATGGTTGACATGCAACCTGAAGAGGAAATTGCAGAAGAAACCATAGAAAACGAAGTACAAGAGATTCAACACATAGAACAAGAAGAAGTAGTTGAGCAACCTCAATCAGAACCTACAGTACCGGAGAAGTACCAAGGTAAGTCTCTGGGAGAAGTGGTACAGATGCACCAAGAGGCTGAGAAGCTTTTAGGTCGTCAGTCCTCTGAAGTAGGAGAACTTCGTAAGGTAGTGGACGATTACATTTCAACGCAATCACCACAACCAGCACCTCAACAGTACGTTGAGCCTGAAGACGATATAGACTACTTTACAGACCCTCAAGCAGCCGTTAATCGTGCTATTGATAATCATCCTAAAATCAGAGAAGCTCAAGAGTACTCTGCTCAGTACAAAAAACAGTCATCTCTGGCAACGCTTACTAATAAGCATCCAGACATGCAGGGCATCCTTAAGGACCCTAAGTTTGCTGAGTGGATACAAGCTTCAAAGGTTAGGACAAAGTTGTTTGTAGAAGCTGACCAACAATATGACGCGGAAGCTGCTGACGAACTGTTTTCACTCTGGAAGGAGCGTAAGACAGTAGCACAGCAGACAGTGCAAGTTGAGAAACAAGCACGTAAGCAGCAGATAAAGGCAGCTAATACAGGCAATGCACGAGGCAGTGCTGAAGGGAGTCGTAAGAAAGTGTATCGTAGGGCCGACATCATTAAACTAATGAAAACAGACCCTGAGCGTTACCAAGCTTTATCTGAGGAGATTTTAAGAGCTTATAGCGAGGGTCGAGTCAAATAATCTAAAGGAGATTAAGACTAATGGCTACTGCTACATATCCCGGTGCAGGGGGTAATACTGCAAAGACTGAAGCGGCTACGTTTATTCCAGAAATTTGGAGTGACGAGATTATCGCTGCTTACCAGAAGAACCTGAAGATGGCTCCACTTGTCAAGAAGCTCGCTATGAGTGGCAAGAAAGGTGACAAGCTTCACATTCCTAAGCCAGTACGTGGAGACGCAAATGCTAAGGCTGCTGATACTGCAGTTACTATCATTGCTAACACTGAAGGCGAACTGACTGTTGACATCGATAGACACTTTGAGTACTCAAGACTCATTGAAGACATCGTAGAAGTACAGGCTCTAAACAGCTTGCGACAGTTCTATACTGAAGACGCTGGCTACGCTCTGGCTACTAAAATCGACTCTGACCTCCACTCTTGTGGTACTGGTTTTGGCGACGGTGGTTCCATTGTGTTTGCTGCTTCTGTAGCTCCTACAGACTACCAGCACACTGGTTGCTTCATGAACACCAATAACACTACAACTCAGTACACTGACGACACTATTGACGGTGTTGCCGGAGACGAGTTTACTGACCGTTTTTTCCGTGATATGATTCAAAAGCTGGACGACAATAACGTACCAATGGAAAGCCGTGTACTTATTATCCCACCCGCTACTCGAAACGCCATCATGGGCATTGACCGTTACGTGTCTTCTGACTTCGTAGGCGGCCAAGCAGTTCAGTCTGGTCTTATTGGTAACTTGTACGGAGTAGACGTTTACGTTTCTGCTAACTGTGCAACTATCGAAACTGCGGCTGAAAACAGCGCAGCTTCTGTAGACACTCGTGCAGCACTCCTGTTCCATAAGGACGCTATCGTTCTTGCAGAGCAGCAGTCAGTACGTTCACAAACCCAGTACAAGCAGGAATACTTGTCAACCCTGTACACGGCAGATTGCCTGTACGGTGTTCAGGTGTATCGTCCTGAAGCTGGTTTCGTTCTCGCAGTACCTTCTGCGTAGTAATGAACTCTATGGGGGTCTTTCGAGGCCCCTATTTTTCTTATATTGTTTTCTTTAGCTGGAGCAGTCTATGGGTATCTTTAGAGGTACTGGAGGTACTGGTGACGCAACTACAGACGCTGTAGCGTCCCAAGTTGGCACTGATGCCTCGACTGCTTCAACTAAAGCAAATGCAGCTGCTAGTTCAGCCACAGACGCTGCTACTTCAGCCACTGCCGCAGCTACTTCAAAGACGGCTGCTGAGACAGCTCAGGCGGCAGCAGTAGTAGCTAAAACCGCTGCTGAAACTGCGGAAACCAATGCTGAAACAGCAGAAACTAATGCAGAAACGGCAGAAACCAATGCAGCCTCTAGTGCCACCAGTGCTACCAGTAGTGCGTCTACAGCAACAACTAAAGCGTCTGAAGCAGCCTCTAGTGCCACCAGTGCCACCAGCAGCGCCTCTACAGCAACAACTAAAGCGTCTGAAGCAGCGTCCAGTGCAACAGCAGCAGCCTCTAGTGCAACAGCAGCAGCCTCTAGTGCAACTACAGCAGCCTCAAGTCAGTCCACAGCAACAACCAAAGCTAGTGAGGCATCAACATCTGCAACCAATGCTGCAACTTCTGCAACTAATGCTGGCAGCTCTGCTACAGCGGCTGCGTCAAGCGCCACATCAGCAGCAAGCAGTGCAGCGTCAGCAGCAGCAGCCCTAGACTCTTTTGACGACAGGTACTTAGGCAGTAAGACTTCTGACCCCACTGTGGACAACGACGGTAATGCTCTAGTTACGGGTGCTTTGTACTACAATTCAAACACAGACGTAATGAGGGTGTACGATGGCTCTGCTTGGGTTGACGCAAGTTCCGGGCTAACCTTTGCTGAACTACAGGGTAAGCCTACGACACTCAGCGGCTACGGTATTACTGACGCAGTAGCAGCATCTGCAATCTCAACCTTTGGTGGAACCTTAGTTGACGATGCAAATGCAGCAGCAGCTAGGACTACACTAGGCTTAGGCACTGTAGCTACCACAGCAGCCAGTGCATATGCCACAGCAGCCCAAGGTACTACAGCAGATGCAGCTCTGGCAGCTTCCGCAGTGTCAACCTTTGGTGGGACCTTGATTGATGATGCAGATGCAGCAACAGCAAGGACTACATTAGGTCTAGGGACAGCCGCTACGACTGCTTCTTCAGCCTACGCTACAGCAGCACAGGGTACTAAGGCTGACTCAGCTTTACAGAGTGACTCAACACTAAACGCAGACAACATGACGACAGGTACGCTTTCAGGCGGCACTTACTAAAGGAATTAAACAATGGCTACAACAATTGTAACTAAATATGGGTCAGACGCACCAGCAGCCTCCGACATAGTAAGAGGTGAGCTGGCAGTAGACACGGAAAACGGAAGGCTGTACACAGAGAACGCAGCGGGTGCTGTTGTTGAGATAGGGTTGAAACCTGAGGCCAATGTAGATGTCACAGGCACAATTACTGCCACAGGTACTTCAGTCTTTACTAACCTAGACATCTCAGGCGACATAGACGTAGACGGCACGACTAACCTAGATGTCGTTGACATTGATGGTTCTGTGGATATGGCAAGCACTTTAAAGGTTGGTACGCGGTTAGGAGTTGGTGTTGCGGCACACGCTTCAGCGGCATTGAATATTACAACGACTAATCAGCACATTCGTTTTAACAATGGTTCTGAGCTTGCCGTTATAGATTTAGATTCTGATGGCGAGTTAAACATCTGGTCGCATGGTGATGGAGAAGTAATTAATCTTAAAACTGGTTCTGGCTCACCAACTACTATTTTAAAAGTAGATAACACAGGCATAGACGTTACTGGGACTATTGTCGCAAGCAGCTCTGTCACAGGACAGTCCCTTGTAGCAACAAACGGAATTATTCAGCTAGACGATAACGGTAGCCACAACGGCATCATGAATGTCCCCGCTAGTCTTTACTTAAACATAGACTCAGATGCTGGCGCTACCGGAGAAGGTTTTATTATTGCAAAAGACCGGACGGCTACTTCCGGTGGTACTGAGTTATTCAGGGTGCAAGAAGATGGCAATGTGGGTATTGGTGCAAGCAGTTTATCCGCTAAAATGCATGTGAAAGGGGCAGGCACATCTAGCTCTACCAACGCTATTTTCGCAGAAAATTCTAGTGGCGCTGGTGTTTTTGCAATTAGAGATAATGGCGATGCTTTTATTCTTGGCAACGTGGGTATTGGTACTAGCTCAATAGACAATAAAGTTAACATTCAAGAAAGTGCATTGTCTGGTCGAGGAGCATCAAACGGAAACACAAGTTTAACTTTAGAACATGCCACGGACACTGGCATTCAGTTCTTCAGTGCGACTCAGACTCAACTTAGATTCGGCGATGCTGGCTCCACAGGTGCAGGTTCTATCATATATGAGCATGGCACAGATAAATTAAGACTTAATACTGGCGCAATAACATCTTTTGAGATAGGCGGCTCAGAAAAAGCACGTATAGACTCATCAGGCAACCTGTTGGTGGGTAAGACTGTCACAACCTTCGGCACAGCGGGTATAGCCCTGCGCGGAACTGTTGCTGATTTCACGAGAGATGGTGGAACACCTATTAACGTCAATCGTCTTACCAGTGACGGGAGTTTAATTGATTTTCATAAGGCAGGCACAGTCGTAGGTAGTATTGGTACGTTAAGCGGGACGATGTACATTGGCAACGGGGACTGTAATTTACTATTAACCGGGGCTACTGATCAAATGTTGCCGGTAGGAACTAATGGCGCGACAAAAAGCGGTCAAATTGATCTAGGTAGCGCAGGCAACCTCTTCAAAGACCTCTACCTATCAGGGGGCGTAGTCTTTGGAGCCACAGGTGGCGCAGTCACAAGCAAAACGCTGGATGACTATGAGGAGGGGACTTGGACACCTACTGTTTCATTTGGTGGTGCGTCTGTAAGCGTGGTTTACACAGCTAACACAAATGGCAGGTATGTAAAAGTAGGTGGTGTAGTTCATGTTTCAGGTTGTTTATTTCTATCTAGCAAAGGTAGTAGTACAGGTGATGCAGCAATAGGGGGATTACCCTTTAACATGCTTAACAGCGCGGAAGGAACGAAGGCATCTGCGGCCATTGGGCAACTCAGTGGTGTTTCATTTACAGCATACCCATCTATGTTGGCTAGTGGCGCTGCCTTGTATTTGTATGACACCACCACAGGAGGGACTTTAGCTACTATTGATGATAGTAATTTAACAGACGGTACGTCCATATATTTCACTGCTTCTTACGCAGCAGCATAAAACCATACGCCTGTTGGATAGCAGGCACAGACAGGAGCAACACAAATGGCATTAGAAAAAGTAATCAGTGAAGACAAGATTGAAATCGTAGGCGAGTTTAAAGCAGTACAAGTACGAACCTGCACCAAAGTCCTTGAAGACGGCGTAGAGCTATCCTCTGGCTACCACAGACACGTTATCTCCGCAGGTGATGACTACAGCAATGAATCAGCAGAGGTGCAAGCAATCTGTGCAGCGGTTCACACAGACGCAGTCATAGCGGCATACGCTGCATCACAGACAGAAGGAGTTTAAGCAATGACAACATTCTCTTGGGTCATACCGACCACTGAATATGACTTGAAACCAGCGGACATGGATGGAGCGATTATCGTCGCACATTGGCGCTGTAATGCAGAACAAACTGGCGATGATGCAGTGACTCACCGCGCTTCAAACTACGGCACTTGCGGATTCACACCTGACCCCTCTGCTTCAGACTACACCAGTTTCGCAGACGTGACTGAAGCACAAGTGCTGGGGTGGTGCTACGAAAACGGCGTAGACAAAGATGCTGTTGAGGCAAATTTGCAAATTGCGATTGATAACTTGGTCAACCCGCCGACTGCATCTGGAGTCCCTTGGTAATGGAAGAACAAGCTAAAGTAGCAGTAGACGTATTAGCAGTGACAACTACAGTGTCAACTCTTATGGGCTGGCTACCAGCTGTGGCTGCTGCTTTAAGCATTGTATGGACAATAATTAGGATAGCTGAGACTGACACTGTGAAAGGCTGGTTCAGCAACAGAGATTAACAATGGAATACGTTGACTTAATTGGTTCCATCTGGCCTATCTTTGTAGGCTTTGTTGTCCTTGTGTTAACACTAGGTAAACTCATGTCCCGTATGGACGTGGTGGAAGAGAAAGTTAAGACTTTGTTTGACTTGTGGAATAAAAAGAATGATTGATAAGCTCATAGGACCTGTCACAAGCTTGCTGGACAAGTTTATACCTGATGCTGATACTAAGGTCAAGCTGGCGCATGAAGTCGCTACAATGGCTCAGAATCATGCTCAGGAGCTTGCTAAAGGTCAGCTCGAGGTCAACAAAGTAGAAGCAGCACACAAGTCACTATTTGTAGCAGGCTGGAGACCCTTCATAGGCTGGACATGTGGTTTAGGCATGTTTGGTAACTTTATCACCATCCCATTTAGCAACTTTGTTCTGGCTCTGTTTGAGTACAACATCGTAATACCTCTAGTGCCTTTGGAAACCATGATGCCTGTGCTGAT